GTCAATGCAACAGCGGCGGACGGCGGGCAACTGCATGAGCTGATTCAACTCGAACTCCTGCTCGGCGAAAGTTTTGCCGCGCAGTTCCAGGCGCAGGCGCTCCCAATAAACGTCACCAACCTTTTCTTCCACATCAATGACGCTGAGGTGCGTGGTGCGCGCCACGTCGTAACCGATGTAGAGTGGATTCTTGCAGGTTTGCAGGTAGGCAAAATCCTTGGCGGCGGAATCATCCTCGCACGCGGTGATCATCTCATAGGTGATGAAGGCGGCGGATTCGTCGGCGGGGATGCAGCAATACTCCTGGAGCCATTGTTCCTCATCAATGCACTCGCGGCGAATCCGGGCCAGAAATTCCTCGCGGGTTTCGCTCGCGCCGGAGGCCGCATTTATTTTTTCGACGATGCCCTGCTCGACCGCCGCCTGGATGGGCACCGAATGCAGCGACCAACCCATCGGGTTGCCACGCTCCTTGATGTCAACGATGATCTGGTTGAACAAACTGCCGACGCCGCGATGGGTAGAGATGATGCTGAATTGTCCGCCCCATTGCGTAGCCGGCTTGCCAATGGCGTAAACCTCGCGCTGGAGATCGAGCTTGCGCAGCGCAAATTCATCGGCCTTCACGTGGCCCGTCTTGCTGGCGATGGCGTCCGGGTTGGAAGAGACGCAGTTAATGGTGCGCTCGTTGGCGAAACGCAAAACGAAGGCCGTGAGATTTTTCTCGTGGTCCACCAGGATTTCGCCCAGGTCTTCGGCGGCGTGATTCAGAACCCGCGCCCACCGTTTGCAGTAGAGGAGATATTGCTTGGCGGCAATTTCGTCCCGCGAGCTGACCCAGACATCCAGCCGGGCGTCGCGCGGCGCAACCTTGACGACCGAATCGTAGCTGTCGCAATAGCTGAATCCGATCTGGCGCGACTTCTCGACAATGCGCAGCCGGCTGGCATCGCGTATCCAGCGCGATTGAAACGGCATGAAGTATTTTGCGCCGGAGAATTTCACAAGAGGTTCAGTTCGCGTTCGATCTTGGCGATGGTTTCCCTGGTGAGGCCGCCCTTGGACTTGGCCGCATTCTTGATCTGGTCGAATGCCGCCGCCTTCTTTTCGAGCAAAGTTACTTTGCGCTCGTCCAGTGAAACCTTTTTCACGTTCAAATCCTGGACTATCGTTTTCCGGCCCGACGCAAAATCGCCCGTCGCCAGCGCCCGCGCATAACTCCGCTTCAATACTTCCTCGCGGATTTGATCCAGAGTCCATTGCTCGCCGAATTCCTCTTGCAGGCGCCGTTCGTCGTCCTTCATTCGCTCGGCTTCCAGGTCCATCAAGCGTTGCTGAAATTCCCAATCCCGGAACGATGTAAGCTGATCGTCCCGCGTAAATTTGATTTGCAGCTTCACCGCCAGTTGCCGCCGGATGTCCGCTTGCGTGGTGTCCGAGGCAAAGAGCGCACGCCAGAAGTCCCGTGCCGACTCGGACATGGAGTCGCGCCACATGAGTTTGAAGCGAGTCAGTTCCGACCCGGTCCCGCCGCGTAATTTTTTGGGTGCGTTCATTCACAGTTCCAGAAGCGCGGCTTCGCCGGCATCGTTGATGTTCCACTTCATGATTCGTTTGTTGAACCGCGCCGGCGCGCCGGTGATCCACTTTTCCGAGTCACACATTTTCAGGACCGAGGCCAGCTCGGCCACGCTGGGGGCGGGCGTGCCGATGGCCGGGTCGCGCGAAATGCCGGCGTGGATTTCCGGTTCCGTAGCCTGGTGAAAATCCAGGCCATGCAGAAAATTCAGCACGGCTTTGGTGATGACGAGTTCGCGCGAGGTCATTCCACCCTCCCCTTCAATTCGCCGATCTTCTCCAGCACCTGGTTGACCTGCTCGCGGACTTTTTCAATCCGGTCCTCACCCGCCTTGTTGATGCGGCGTTCCATTTCCGGCAGGTCAACCCGCAGCGTCTGCCAGAGCCGGTCCAGTTCCGTGTCGTGACCATCCAGCCGGTTCTCGGCACGGACAAACCGTTGCTCGGTCGCGTCGTGGTTATACCGCTTGGGCGCCTTGCGATATTCCGGGGGCGGGTTATCGTCAATCTTCACGGGACCGCTTTTGCGGAAGGCGGCGTACAGGGCCGCCGCGATGAGACAAATGGAAATCAAAATAATCAGCACCCACTTCAACGTGGAGTCGGGCACGGAAGGCAGGTCGGTGGATTGAGCCAGTATTATCGGGCGCACGCGTTGAGCAAGTGGGTTCATGGTTTGGGTGGGGCGGCTGCCTTGTGCCATCGGTTCATCCGCATGAAGTCAACGAGGTGTTCGGCATCAATGCGGAAGTTAGGCGGCGCGGGCGTGATGCCGGCGTCAATCTCCAGGCGCGGAAAAAAGTTCGTGCTGTAAAGTGTGACGAGTGCGTTGTAGCGGTCCCGCGCGTGAGGCGTGATGACAGCGCCGGTCACCTCTCCGGTGCTGTTCGTGGTCATGCAAATCAAGCCGCTGTTCTGCGCGCCGCCGTCGTAGCTCGCCACGTTCGCCTGGACGGGCTTGGGAATGACCGTGCCGCAACTCGTTAAAAGAATGAGCAGAGCAAATGCGAGCAGTGTTAACAGACAGGTAACAAAACAGTGGATCGCCGCCATGAGAACCTGATGACGGTAAAGGTGCCGGATGGCCGCCGGGCTTTCGCCCGATCCCCAGCCTTCAAGATTGTGCGCACAATCTTCAGTCGTCCGGCGCGGCTGTTTTGGTTTCATGTGTAGGTGTTATTCCATTTCGCTGTGCGAAATTTATTTCGGCGCAGATGAATCAGGGATTGTCGCCTTGGCCACATCGTCGGCGTGCAAACATTCTGATAGGTTTGCCACCGGGTCGCTCTGCGAGGGAATCGCCAACCTACCATTGCAGGCATCGTTGCCTGCCACTGCGTCATACAGAATCCCCGCCACCGGAGGTCCGTAGGATGGAATCAGAATTACCTTATCGCCGTTCTTTGCTTCTCTGCCGTTTTTGAAGTGCATATTTTCCTTTGGGTTGTTTGTTGTTTACTCCGCCAAATCGTTTCTAATTTCAGTTACGTCATCTTTCGCCACGGCCTCGGTCGCCTGGTCAACCTGCTTTTGTTCCGAGCCGGCGATGGCCGACGCCTTCACGTCCGCCGCGTTCTTCTCGGCATCGCGCTGTTGGACCAGTCCGAGCGCGCGACCGATGGCGGTGAAGACGGCTGTAACGGCGTTCCACATTTACGGTGTCGGGGTTGCGGGTTGAATGGGCAGGCCGGCGGTGATGCCATCGCGCAAGGCCGTGAGGGCGGGCGCGAGGTACGGACTGGCGTCGCCGATTTTTTGCGCGACCACCTGTCCGAAAAATGCCTGGTATAGCGCAAGGCCGCTCACGATGCCGTTGTTCACATCCGGGTTATCCGGCATGGGCAGGCTGGCGATGGTCGTGCGGATAGCGACCGGATCAAGCTGGCCGTCATCGAGTGCCACGGTGAGAACCTGCGCCACGAGTTTGAAGTAAGTGATGGAGTTCGTGTCGGCGCGAACACCTTGCTGCGTTCCGATGGTCGCGGCGATTTTGATTCCGTTGTAAACGTCATTTGTGCGCACCGTCCAGGTGCCGATGTAAACGATGCCGTTGGTGTCGTGACTCAGTACGCCCGAAGGCTGGCCTGGTGCGACTGAGCGGCAGCCAGAACAAAGAAAGGCTGAAGTCAAAAGGCTAAAGGCTAAAATCAAGGCCGCGCCTGGGAGCGCCGGCGTCCCACCGGCAGGCTTTGCGTTCTCTGCGTTCTTTGCGGTTAAATTTTCCGAAAAGCTCTGGCCGGTCTTGGCGGCCAGTGCGGCGGCGATGAGGCCAAGCCATTTGGCGTCCAAATCAATCATCGCTCCGGTCTTGATGGAGAGGACGGTCCAGACCGTCATGATTGGCACGATGATGAGGAGCACGGCCAGGCGCATCGTGCTGGGCGCGCCGTCGCCGTCCGAAATAAGTTGGGAAAGTTTGTTCATGGGATCAGTGGGTTGGAAAACTGAAGACCGACGGCCGGACGGATACGGGCAAGCATCCGAGGAACGAGCCGTCCGCCGGCCTTCAAATGGTTTGGAGTTATTGCCCGAATCACGCCGCGACTATGGCGTGACTGGAAGAAAGCAGGCAGGCTCCGGGAGCCTGAAGTTATGAGGGGACAAAAAACGGACGGCCCATTCCTCGCTGTGGCCGCCCATGGGGCTATCTAGTCACGGGGCACTCAGTGCGTCAATTACTTTTTTTGGCGCGCAGCAGCAGGATGAAAATTCCAGCAAGCAAACCGACGGCGGCAATTGCCAGCGTGAGCCAGATGGAAATGAACCCGAACACGATGGCCAATATCACAACGAACGCGCCCAGGACCAGCAGCGCCGCCGGCGATTCTTTTTGCTCGAACCCACGCGGCTCAATGACAACCGGAATGTAGCCGGTCCCGCAACTGACGCATTTGAGGCCACGATGCACCTGCAACTCGGTGCCCAGATTCGGCGTACCACACTTCGGGCAGGGATGTGATTGATATTTCTCAGCGTTCATTTTCTGGCGAGCAATGCGTGGAGTCAGCGAGCCGGGCGTTTGAAGATCAGAATGATTTTCCCGGTGCGAACGTTGGTGAATGGTTTATAGCGCGGAGTCACCAAGGGTTCCGTTTCGTGAAGGTCGTTACCATCTAAACGCTCGGCCTGTGATGGTGTCTCTAATTCCGGCACTGCACCGACCAGTTCCCATCCCTCATCACCAATTTTTGCAAGTTGGATTTCAAGGTTTCCAAAGTCACCTGGCTCGGAATTTTCAGTGCGGTAAACTTCAGCCCGTTCACTATCAGAGGTTTTAGTTTTGGCACGCTCCAAATAACCGTGGATGGAATTGTCAACCTCGACAGTTTTATATTCCCACTGGGAGGGCTTGTTGCAACCGCAGAGCAGCGCGGCGATGGCGACAAGGTAGATGGTGGTCTTCATGTCAACAAGAAGCAGGTAGTAAATCGCAAGAAATGGCTTCGATTTTTCCGAAGATTGAGGCACAGTCTGCGTATAAGTTTGAGCGACGGATTTGGCGGTTCCGAAAACCGCGAATTTTCTCTTACTCCCCAAATCCGAGCGCGCGTCAATTGGCGCGGCTCGGTGTATTGGGGTAAGGGCGCTTCGCGGTGCCTCGGTTCCGGTATGCCGGGTCCGCGCTTTTTTATCATGACGCGAATTGTTGTATTGTTTGAGTCGCTGCCGAAATCCGAACAGGAAAAGCTGTTGCACGATCTTCTCATGGCCGTTGCTGCTATTTTGGAGCGCCGTAATTCTTCCCAACGTGGTTTTCGATTATCTCCACCATCTGATCCGTCGGACTCTTTTTACCGGAACTGACCGGCTTTGTTTTCTGGCAGGAAACCGGCTCTCGTTTCGGGAGTCCTTCGATCAAGGTGCGGATCACCTTCAGCACATGCGCGCGGTCCGCGTCGTGTAGCCAGCGGAGGTCGTCCAGAATTTTTCTTTCCCAAGAGGCGAGCGATTCCTCTTTCAAGGCCAGCGGCGCTAATGCACCCGGCTGCTCGCTGGCCAGGATGAATTTGAATAACTGCAAAACCTGCGGACTGGGCTTCATGTCGCCAGACTTGTAGCGGCTGATCGCGCCACGACTCAGCTCAAGTCGGCGAGCAACATCAATCGGTTTCCAGCCCGACGCCTCTAGTAGGGCAATGAATTCAAGGTTTTCCGGCCTCACAAATTATTTTACTAAAACAACATTTATCTGTTGACGTGTTGCGTAACGGAGTGTTACCTTACTCAACAGAATTAAACGCACATGGACGAAAAAGTCAACAAAAAGAATTTACGGAAGCTCTGCTGGAAGCGCGGTTATCACGGCGTTGAAGGCTTTGCCCGCAAGATTGGCCGCGCCCGAACGACCATTCACCGCGCCGTCAACAATCCCGAACGCTTCGGTCCCACCGTTGCGCTGATTGAAAAATACCTCCTATGATTAATCCGATACACCTCGACCATTTTGTGGCGCGCACCATCGCGCGGCTGCCGGATAACATCGCCCAACGCAAAGAGGACTTGGTCACACTACTCGTGCTGCTCCCAAAAAATTATCCACGCCGTACCGAGGTAAAGCAGGTTCTCGAATCCATCCGCGCTCACGAATTGGCGCAGATGAAATTTCAGGAGCTTCTAAAACTGGAGGCCGCGCAATGATTTCTTCCCGACACATTCCGAACCGAACACCGCGAAGCCCGGCTGCCCGAACTGAGAGCGCAAGCTCCGGTTCGGCGCAGCTCCGGGAAAAGGAGTCACAATGAAAACATACGACGAAGTATATGAAGCCTGCCAAGCCGGCGGCATGAACAACACCGAGAGCGACGAGGTTGCCAGAGAGCAGGCTGCCCGATGCGCTTCTACCTACGATGAAATCCTGGGCGCAGTGATGCGCGCCACAACCATTGACGAGGTGCGCTCGTTCCGTCGCCTGGCGGAAGACATGTGCAGCCGGGATGAGTTGTCAACCAACCAACTGGCCATGTTACGCAGTTCAATGAACCTGCGCGAGGAAGCTATCGCCACTCTTGCCACGATATGACCACTCGCCTCGCCATGCAGCGCAGCCTGCCGCTGGAGATCAGCGCGCGCACCGTGCTGGTGACGCTGGAGGCGGTGCGCATCGCGCGCGGGTGCGATGCCGAGAGCGTGCTTAATTGTGTCGGGGACGCCACGCACCCGAAGTTTCTGCGGTGGGTCTTCAACATCGGCGTCAAGCCGGATGGCGAAATCCGCGAACTGCGCTTTTGGAAAGAAGAGATCACCGGCGACGTGAACAAGTGGAGCGAGCCGCGCGTGGCAATCGCAAAAATTCTTGGCACGCGCCGGACCTTCCCGCGTGGCGAAATTGAGGTCCAGTGGACGATGAACCACATGACCATCTCGCGCCTGGTGCGCACGGGCGAACTCACCGAAGTGAACCGCGAACTGACGCGCGCCAGCCTGGCGGCGTTTCTGGAACGGAGGCTGCAATGAGGGCGAAGGCAAAAATCCCTAAATTGACCGAGGCGCAGAAAGCCGTCGTGCTGGGCGACCGCATCCCGGCGCGGAATCAATCTCACCCATCGTCTGTTCGGGCCGGCGGCGCCACTGCCCGGCTGGATGTTTCCCAACTCCCCGGCGGCACGTCGCCGCTGCCGCCGGTCAACTTTACCGTGACCGTTCCATGAACCTTCAACCTTCAACCTTCAACCTTCAATCGCGCCGCGAAGCGGGCTACCTGCTCGTGGACGACGCCAGCGGCGTGGCCGAACTGGAGAAACGCACCGCGCCGAAGGTGCGGATCGTCGAGGGCATCATCGTAGGCGCGATATTTGGCGTCGGGTTCACGTGCCTCCTGATCGCGTTTATCACCTGGCTCAGATTCCACTACCTCCCATGAAAACCATTTCCCTCACCACCGAGCAGCTTCTGCGCCTGGGCGCCATGTTCGCCAACCATCAGATCGCCGGACTGATGGGCAGCGCCAACGAAGCGCAGACCGGACGCGGCGTCATTGCCGGCATCGTCGCCACGCTCCACGAAGTTTTGCCGCCGGCCCGGTTCCACTCGGTGATGATCCAGTGGGAGATAGACGACATCAAACTTGCCGAGCTGCTCGAACTGGCCAAGGCGCAGCCGGAAGCAACCTCCATCGAAGCCTGATTTATGAGTGAACAAAATCTGCAAAAACTTAACCCATCCACGCCCGCGCAAATCACCGGCACCTGGGACGGCGCCCGGCAATGGATCAGCGCCGCCGGTCTGTTCGAGCAGGGCAAATTGTTCTGCCAAGTCATGGCGGGATTTGAGTTGATGGAATTGCACAAAAACCACGGCATCACGAACGGCTCCAAGGCCCACCTTTCCCACGATGGGAAAGGTGCCTGGGACGAAATCCTGGCCAAGGAAACCAACCTATCCAGTTCCACCGCCTATCGTTTCATGGACATGGCCAAGGCCGCCGCGCCGCGCCTGAAAAAAATCGTGGCGTTGCGCGGGTTCGACCCCTTGAACAAACCGATGGCGCTGCTGACCGCGCCGCAGAAGGAGGCGCTCCAGGCCGGTGTGCGCAAGTTGACCGACAACAAGACGCAGAAGGATTTTGGCGAAGACCTTGGCCTGTGGAAAAAACACCAGGGGGCCGGCGCGACCGGGCGCGCACCGGGCGAGGGCGGCAGCCGCAAGCTGAGTATCAGCGAACGCGCCGAGCTGCTCAAGGTCCAGGCCGTGGAGGATTGGGCCGAGATGGCCGACATGTTCAAGGTCTATCGCGGCAAATTCACGGTGCTCTCCGATACCAGCGTGGAGGCGCAGATTGCCGTGCTCGAACGCCATTTAACCGCCCGTCGAGCCTGGCTTAAACAGCCGAAAACCAACCGCGTGGCGTCGGCCATTGAACATCTGTTCGACACAAAATTATGACAACCTCCTCCCTCCAAATCGAATCGCACGACCTCGCCGAGTTTCTCCAGTTACCCTCCGAAGTCCGGCGTGAGGTGGAAAAGTGGGACCGCGAATTGCAGGCCGTCACAAAACCGATCCAGCGCAACCTGGAGAAAATTGCCAACCGCCTGGGCGTATCGCTCAAGACCGCCCGCCGCCGGTACGACGACTGGCGGCGCGAGGGCTGGAAGGGTCTCATCAACCGCGCCAAGGTGCCGGAGGATCGCGGCCTCGATCCGCAGTTCATTGAGTGGTGGAAAAAGCTGTGCCAGGAGAACGGGCGCAAATGCAAACCGGCTTATCGCGAATTTGTGCGGCGCTTCAAGGATGGTACAGCCATTCCCGGCCTGCCGCCCGGCACGCCGCGCCACGCCCTGCCGCTCGGTTACACCTACTGTAATCTCATCCGTTACAAGCCCACCCAGTTTGAACTCACCGCCTCGCGCATCGGGCGCAGCGCCGCCGCCGATTTCCGCCCGAAACTTTTCACCACGCGCAACGGCCTGCGCGTGGGCGAGCGATACATCTTCGACGATATGTGGCACGACTTCAAGGTGGTGATGGTCGGCCAGCGCCGCGCCATGCGCCTGCTGCAACTGCACGCGCACGATCTGTTTTCGGCCTGCCAGTTCGCGCGCGGCATCAAGCCGCGCATGGAAGACCCGGAAACGGGTTCATCGGTCGGCCTCAAGGAAAACGAAATGCTCTTCCTGGTGGCGCACGTTCTCACCGAGTTCGGTTATCATCCGGACGGTTGCGTGCTGATGGTCGAGCACGGTACCGCCGCCATCCGCGAGGAACTCGAAAAAGTCCTGTTCGATCTGACCGCCGGCAAGGTGCTCGTGGACCGCAGCGGCATCGAAGGCGCCAGTTCGTTCGCCGGTCAATACGCCGGGCGCGGCAAGGGCAACTTCCGTTTCAAGGCCGCGCTCGAAAGTCTCGGCAACCTGATCCACAACGAGACGGCCAATCTGCTGGCGGTGCCCGGCCAGACCGGGAGCAACAGCCGTTTAAACCTGCCGGAAGAACTGGCAGGGCGCGACAAGCACGCTGATGCGTTGCTCAAGGCAATGGCCGCGCTTCCACCCGCGCGCGTCGCGCAACTCCGGCTGCCGTTCCTGGAAGTCAATCAGGCGCGCTGGCTCGTGGAGGAAATCATTGAGCGCATCAATCAGCGCACCGAGCACGAACTGGAGGGCTGGCTGGAAGCCGGTCTCACCACGATGGACTTCGACGTGCCGGGCGTCGGACTGCTGACCGGCGCCAAGGTGCTGGAACTGCCCGACGAAAAGCGCAACGCGATTTACGCCGTCGCGCAGCCGGTGGCGCGCAAGCTGAGTCCGCGCGAGGTATTCGACGCCGGGCGCGGCGACCTGGTGAAGTTCCGCCCCGAACAGACCGCCATGCTGCTCAAGGAGCGCGTCGCCCGCGAAGTGACGGTGGGCGAGGACCACCTGATTGAGTTTGACGACCAGGAGATTTCACCCGCCACGCTGCGTTACCTGGCGCACCACTTCTCACCGGGCGACAAGTTTTCCGCCGTGGTGAATCCCTTCTCGCCAGAGGTGGCGCACCTCTTCGACGCGCGCGGCTGCTGGATCGGCGTCGTGAAAGCCTGGCAGACCGTCCCGCACGACGATGCCGGGGCATTGCACCGGGCGATGGGCGCGGCGGCCAAGGTGGAGCGCGAACTGCTCGCGCCCGTGGCCGCGCGCGGCGCGGAACTCACCCGCAAACGGCTGGAGGATTCCCGCCACAATGCCGGCGTGCTTGGCCAGACGCCGGAGGAAAAGAAACACCAGCGCGCCGTGCGCAACTACGCCGGCGAGGTCGGCGAACTGGCCGAGGCCGCTGACCCTTCCAAGACGGAGGGCGGAGACGATTTCAGCGCCGAAGCGCTGTTGTAACCAAACCCACAACCAACAATCAGGAACGAAAATGGAAGAACAAATCGGGCAAAACGAAGACGCTAAACAGCAGCAAACCGTCCGCGCCACCTGGAACTTTTCTCTCGACCAGATGCGCGTGGACATGGCGCGCTACGACGCGGACGCGCAGGAGGCACTGGTCGCGCTGTTCCGCTGGTGCATTGACCCGCGCCACGCCATGAAGAAACCGGACGCGGCGGTGCGCCTGGGTTGCAGCGACAACCTGCTTTACCAGCTCTACACCGGCCGGTATCGGAAACCGGACAAGACGCCGGCCAATCCATCCAAGGAACTGATCTCAGAGATTCACAAGTTCCTGAAGCTCGAAGCCGAGCGGTACGCCCTGGGCGACACCGACTTCGTCATCACCCCCACGGCCAAAAAGATTTTCACCGCGTGCGATCTGGCGCGTGAATCGCAATCGCCGGTCATCCTGTGGGGGCCGTCGCATATCGGAAAAACCTGGGCCGAGCATTATTACCAGCAGCATAACAACCACGGCAAAACCTTCATTGCCGAACTCAAGGCCGCCAGCGGCCTGGGCGGCATGGTGCGCGTGGCGGCAACGGCCTGCGGCATCAGCGACAACTCGAACACGGCAAAACTGGTTGAACGCATCGAGGGCGCGCTCACGCCGAACACCGTGCTGATTTGGGATGAGGTCCATCTGCTCAAGCATACCTACCGCAAGAACAGTTTCTTCGCCTGCATCGAAACCATCCGCCGCATTTACGACGCGTGCCGCTGCGGCATGGTCCTCACCTGGACGAACCTCGACGAGCTGAAGAACGCCAGCCAGGGCGAATTGATCCAGATGTGGCGGCGCGGCGTCCACAAGGTCGCGTTGCCGGCCATGCCCACCAAGGAAGACCTGCGGCTGATCCTCGAACACAGCGGCCTGTCGTTCCCGGACAAAGGCATGACCATCACCATCCCCGGCAAGAAAGAGGACATCATCGAAACCCCCTACGCGATTTTGCGGCAGCAGGCCATGAACAACGGCCTCAAGGCCATCACCGAGCGCATCCGCTACGCGCGCAAGCTGGCCGGCAAACAGCCGGGCGGAAAAATATCCTGGACCCACTTCGTGGACGCGCATCTGCGCATTGAGAAGGAAGGCATCCAGGAACCGATTTGGGAGTAATTATGCCCGCACCCGCCAAAGCCGTGGACCAGCAGGTCGTTTGGAAGAACGATGAGATGCTCACGTTCGCCATCAGCCTGGTGGAGCACGCGCTTGGGTTGCTGCATGGCGGGGTCAACAAGTTCACCACGGACATCGTGCCGGACGCGGATCGGGGCGACGGCAACGGCATCGCCGGCTCGGTGGTTTCCATGCTCACCAACGCCAGCGTCCTTGAGCCGGTCGGCGTGTTCGTGGCGCAGGTCTTTTACCAGGAACGAATCAAATCCGAACGCGACGAGAGCAAGGGCCGGTGGGTGAACGTCCACCGCCTTTGCTCGCGTTCGGTGGCGGAGGAATTCCTTCGCCGCAATCACCGGCCAGCCGCCGCCCAGCAAGCGGACCTGGCCATCAGTTAACCGCAGTCAAACCACAACCAAAATCGGGCAATGAAAAAGAACAAATCGCAGTTAGAGCAAACCACCAACCTCATGCATGCCGGCAAGGACGAGCCGGATGCGTTCTATGAACGGCAAATCACAGCCACATTCGAGAACGGCGGCGCCATCCAGGTCATGGCGCGAGGAGAGAGCATAGCCGGCGTGATTGAGATCATCCTGGCCGTGGTGCCGGTCCTGAAATTGGACCGGGAATTGACGCTGGATGTCACGTTGCGCTACTGGCACCTGACCGAGGATTTCCAGCAGGTTGAAATTTCCGGCGCCGCATACCATGTGTCGGAATCTTCAACCGACGCTCCGCAAGCCATCGTCCGCCGCCTGGCAGCCGATGCCAAGGTCCGGCTCGTTAAAAATCTGGCGCGGCACCAGATCGCCCTGGTCGGCGAGAGAGGAGAACTCGCGTGAGCATCCTCGAAGCTATCTCCCCAACCGCCCGCGCGCTGCTTGCCGCCAAGGATCGGCACAAGATTGAGGAATTAACCGAGGCCGAAGTAGCCGCGCTTGATGCCGGCAAATGCCCGGACTGCGGATCAGAGCAGTTCCTGGAAGGCCCGCATGGCGGCATGAACGTGAACATCCAGTGCGCCGGCTGCCAGGCTGAATTCAACATCATTCCGCGTCTGGCCGGATCGTTCGGCAAAGAACGGCTCGCGCGGCCACTGAAACCAATCCCCGCAGTCAACCACTAACCAATGACAACCATGCAATTAACCGACCTCCAAAAACTCACTAAACCTTATGCCGACGTGCGCGGCCAACTGGCTGAAATCGTCACCGAAGTCAAACGCGAGCAGGATGCCATCCTGCGCAAAAAGCTGCCGGTCATCCGCGAACTGGTGGCCCGCGCCGCCGAACGCGAATCCAACCTGCGCGCCGCCATCGAAGGCAACTCGCAACTGTTCATTAAGCCGCGCACGGTCGTTTTCCACGGCATTAAAATCGGCCTCCAGGAAGGCAAGGACGGTATCGAATTTGACGAGGCCGACAAGGTGCTGACGCTGATCCGGGAGCATTACGGCGACGATGCCGTCGGCCTGATCCACGTCATCGAGTCGCCAGACAAGAAGATGCTCCGCGATTTACCCGACGAGGAATTGAAGAAACTCGGCTGCCAACGGGTCAACCCCGGCGACGAAGTCGTCATCCGCCCCACCGACACCAACGTGGACAAAATCGTCACTGCCCTGCTCAAGGACGCGACGGACACGCAAAAGGCAGCATGATTCTTTCCTTCGCACTCACCGAAAAAGAGTTCCTCTCCGGCCAGAAAACGGAGACGCGGCGGGACTGGACCGACCGCACCCTCAAGTGCTGGCAAAATGCCTGGGACGCCGGGCGCGTGACTCACCTGGCGGCAGATTGCGGATTGCATCGGGGCGGCAAAATCATCGGTAGCTTTAAGTTGAGTCGCGCAGTTTTGCGCCCTGGTCAAACAGCCGCCGGAAAAACTGATGGTCGTCGTGCGATTCAAGAAGTTATGAGCAAATTCACCCTACCCGAAGAAGATCGGCCCTATACCGTGGCGCTTTCAGCACACGAAGTACACGCGGTGATGAAATGGAACGTCGCACAAATACGGCGCGTCACAAAATTGTTTGGCCAGGAGGCACTGGAACTTTCGGCTAAAAGTCTGTTCCCACAAGGCACCCGGTTGAATCACATGCGCGAAGCGTGCATGGCCAAGGTGAAACAGCACTATGACCGCGCCAGAGGTCTCGCCTCCATCCTGGAAAAATGAACGTCACCGCGCCAGCAATCACACGCCCCGTCCTCCGCTACCACGGCGGGAAGTGGATTCTTGCGCCCTGGATAATCAGCCACTTCCCGCCGCACAAAATATACGTCGAGCCGTTCGGCGGCGGTGGGTCGGTATTGCTCCGCAAAGAGCGGAGTTTTTGCGAGGTCTATAACGACCTGGATGAAGAGGTCGTGAACCTGTTCCGCGTGATGCGCGACAGCGCCAGTGCGCTGCGCCTGTGTGAACTACTGGCCATGACTCCATTCGGGCGGCTGGATTTCCAAGCCGCATACGAACTGAGCGACGATCCGGTTGAGCGGGCGCGCCGGCTGGTGGTCCGGTCCTTCCAAGGTTTCGGATCAGGCGCGTTCAACCGCGATTATTCGACCGGCTTCCGGGCGGCGTCAAAACAAACCGGGCGTCCGCATCCGCGCGATTGGGCAAATATCCCGGAATGCCTCTGGCTGGTTACGGAACGGCTCAAAGGCGTCACCATCGAATGCCGCGACGCCTTCGAGGTGATCCGCCAGCAGGATCACCCGGAAACTCTTTTCTATCTCGACCCGCCGTATCTGGAAACCACGCGCCCCACGTCGAACCGGAAACAATATCGTTTCGAGCTTGGAATCTCCGATCACTTTTCGCTGGCCAAGTTGCTCAAGAGTATCAAAGCCAAAGCCATCCTCTCCGGCTACGCCTCGGACCTTTACGACCGCGAACTTTATCCCGACTGGCGGCGGGTGGATAAAGTAGCACAGGCCAGCGGCCAGTTCGGTCGCATTCAACGTCTGGAAGTTTTGTGGATGAACTTTTAGCCATGAAACTCACGCGCGCAATCTGGTCTGTTGTAAACGTTCCGCCCATGCTGGCCATCGCCTGCCTGGGCATGATTGCCTCGCTCCTCGCCTGGGACTGGCTCAATGACAAATGTTGGGTCTGGTACACGAGCATCAATTCCACCCGGCCATGAAATCAGCCACGCGCAATCCCATTGCTCGAATGCGTTTTATCCGTGGCAAATTGCTGCGCGGTGAACCGTTCAATGCCTCGTCCGTGGCAGCGGAGTTGGAAGTGACCGCTAAAACCATCCAGCGGGACATTGACTTCATGCGCGACCAGCTTGGTTACGAAATCAGCTTCGATTGCAGCGCCAATTCCTTCACTGGTAGTCCCGGCGTCATTACAACGTTATGAACGTACCGTTTGAACAACGTTCCGCGTCGTTGCGTTTTTACCATCGGCGCGCCGCGACCAATCTTGCCGCCGGCCTCACCGCGAAGGGCCTGCCCCGCCAGCGTCGCCGCAATATGTTGACCATCCGGGAACGGAAACTCGCCGCCCGCGACCGCAGCGCGAACGCGGCGGCCAAGCGGATTCTCGTCAATAAACTCAACGGCCTCACCATCCGTGGCACGCCGCGCGTCTATGCCGTAAACCGGGGCGACGCCTGGCTGCTGAAAGAGCATGTGGACAACCTGGCCGCCTCGCTTACGCTTTGCTTTCACGATCTGCCGCCGGAAGCCCAGGCTCGCGCCCTGGAACTGGAAAAACATCTGAGTGCCATTCGGCGTTCCACCACCTGA